ATTGCCGGCAGCCGAGGTGCGCACGACGCCCACCAGCTCAGGCCCCCAAAGGGACCGCATGGGCTCCAGCACGTTGCGTTCCAGCGTGCCCAGGGTGTTGCCCAGCATGACCAGCAGGCCCTCGTCCCGGGCCGCGCAGATGCGCTTCGGGATGGTGACGGCGCAGTCCAGATAGGTCTTGCCGCTTCGGGTGGCCCCGGTCTTGATGTTCCAGCGGTGGGAGCAATTGCGCAGAAACTCCTGCTGATACTCAGTCAATGGCACTTTCCACACCTCCCAGCAGCTCCCGGGCACGTTCCAGCGTGTCGGCGGCGGTATCATCGGGCGGGTTGTCCTCGCCCAGCATCTTCAGCAGCACGTTGGCGGCCTGCGGGTCGCCCTTCTTGGCACGGGCGGTGATGCCCTTGATCACGGCCATCTGGTTGTCCACGTCCTCCGGATCCACCTCATCCCGCAGCAGGGCGTTCACGCTGCGGCGGTCGGTCTCCGGCAGTGCCAGATAGTAGTCCGCCGCTTCCCGCATGGAGCGCTTGCGGCGGCGTGCCTTGCCGGACGCAATGCCGCCCTGCTGGGCGATTTCTCTCTGTTCGCTCTCCGTTCGCTTGTTGAACGGGATAAGATTCTTCTCGTTGGACACGTCACCACCTCTCATGGTTCAGGTAAAACAAAAGCCGCCCCGGAATGGGACGGCTGAGAATGTTCAAGATTGCCCGGCTGGTACATTCAGGCTGTTGGGTGAGTAAATGTGTGTTCCCCTGTCGCAGCCGGGCAGCACAAAGCCCGCAGGATTGAAGGGAGTAAACCTTTCCTGCGGGCTTCGGCAGTTTAAATTTTAGCAGGGGTTGACCGTATTATCAAGTCCGGTCTGCTCCGGTTTGCTCCGGACTTTTGATATCCAGCTGGCGGACGGCGGCGCTGTGATGCTGGAACATCTGGCTGCGGGACAACCGGACGTAAACGGCGATCTTGTCCCAGCCCTCCAGCAGGACGTACCGGCGGAACAGGATCATGAAATCCACCTCATCGTCCAGCTGACTGAACACGTCCATCAGCTCGGCACGGATGGCGTCGCACACAGTGGATTGTGCTTCAGCAGCCTGCCTTGCTTCCTCGATGCGCTCCACCGCGCGGGGCAGTGCCTGACCGTCCCCGCCGCCGCCCGGTGTGGCGGAATAGCGCTGGGTGGTGTGCATGGCTTCGGCCTCCAGCGTGGCCAGCTCGTCCAGCCGCAGCCGCTCGAACCGCTTGGCCGACCGGTACCGCCAGAGCCAGGCCTTTTTCTCTTCGTAGGTCATCAAACTTCCTCCACCCGGACGAACACCCCGCAGGGATCCGACCAGAACTTCTCCACGATCTCGCTGCACACCTGCGCGTCATCCGCCCAGAAGTGCAGGCGGGTCATCTCATCCTTGAGGGCCTTTTCCAGGTTGTCGGTGTCGGGTTTGCTGGTGCGCCACTCGCCGCTGCGGCGCTTGCCCTCGGTGGGGAAGCACCACTTGACCAGCAGCCGTACCGGCTGGCCTGCCGGGATGGGCGCTTTGGGCGCGTGGGGTGCCAGATGGGCGTGGAGCTTGGCGCGGGCGGCTTTCAGCTCCGGGCTGTCGTGGAGCACCGCGTGGGGCTGGCCGCCCTTCATGTAGGCGTGCAGCTGCTTTGCGTTGTGGGTAGTGGTGGGTGGCTGCATGGGGATGAAGAATTGCATGTACATGGGGTTCACCTCGTTTTTCTTTTTTGATTTTCAGGGCCAACGTGATGGGGAGGGTCTCCGAATGGATGGGGGCTGTGGTCGCCCCATCCTTCGGGAAACCCCATCACAATTGCAGTTGCAGTTTTAGCTATTATATATAGGCTATTTTGCACTGCAAATGTAGCGGTCATAGCGGCTATAACTGCAAAATTGCAGTTTTTGCTGTCGTGCAAAATAGCGGCTATAACTGCATTTTTACAACAAACTGTAATTGCAAAAATTACAAATCGTTTAACCGTTGCTGCCGGGTTCCTTGCGTCCAACTTTCTCACCGTCGATCCAGAACCGCCCGTCATCCTTCAGGCGGGTCTTGACGGTGCGGGGCTTTAGGTCCATGTATTCGGCCAGAGCATAGACGGTCACCTCGCCGTCCATGGTGCAGGCTTCAAAGGCGGTGTCCAGCTCAGCTTTTTTGTCCTTGGTAACCTTGCCTTTGTCGCCCCAGCGCTTGGCGGCACCGCGGCTGCCCAGTGTGCGGAAATCACCGTCCGGCTGGAGATCTTCCAGCAGACCGCTGTCCGGCTTGTGCACCGGGTAGTCAAACCAGAGGTTCACCGGGTCAAAGCGGGCGAACTCGCGGAGCGTGCCCTCGATGCGCCAGGCAGTCATGCCGTCGGCCTGCTTCTGGGCGGCGGCGACTTCGGCGTCAATGGCCCGCAGGTCGGCCAGGCCCAGGCACTCCTTGGCCACGGCCAGCATCCGGCTCTTGCTGAGGGTATCGTCCGGGCCGTAGGCGTCCGTATGGCCGCGCTTGTCCAGCATGGCCTTGATGACCCGACAAGCTGCCTTGTTGCGCAGCTGCTCCCGGATGGCGTCGGTGGGCGTCAGCTCGGTCATGTCCAGCATGGCGTCCGGGTCACGGGCGAACACGCCGGAACCGGAGGCACGGTCCATGCTGCGTTTGCCGCCCTGGGCACCCTTGCTGTGGTGGTGGCAGTAGATGACGGCGCAGTCCAGCTCCCGGCAGACCAGATCGAACTGGTTGCAGAACTTGGCCATCTGGTCGGCGCTGTTCTCGTCGCCGGTGATTACCTTATAAATGGGGTCCAGCACCACGGCCATGTAGCCCTTTTTCTGGGCCCGGCGGATGAGCTTGGGGGCCAGCTTGTCCATGGGCACGGACGCACCGCGCAGGTTCCAGATGTCAATGTTTTTCAGGTGCTCCGGCGGCAGGCCCATGGCGGTGTACACATCCTTGAAGCGGTGCAGGCAGGAGGCCCGATCCAGCTCCAGATTGATGTACAGCACCTTGCCCTGGGCGCAGGAGAACTGGCCCAGCCACGGCTTGCCCTCGGCAATGGCGATGCACAGCTCGATGAGGGCGAAGCTCTTGCCAGCCTTGCTGGGGCCTGCCAGCAGCATCTTGTGGCCCTTGCGCAGCACCCCGAAGATGAGCGGGTCGGCCAGCGGCGGCAGGCTATCCCAGTCGGCGGCAAGGTTCTCGGTGTCCGGCAGCTCGTCGGTCTCGGCTTCCAGCCAGTCACGCCACTCGTCCCAGCAGCTTTTGCCGATGTTCGTTTCCAGCAGCACCTGCTTTTTGTCACCGCGCAGGATGCCGGGCATCCGGGAAAGGCGGGAAGGGTTGCGGTTCTGCTGGTCGATGGTCAGGCCGTTCTTCTGGCAGGCAGCGTAGAGGTAATCCACCCGCTTGCGGTACTCGGTGTAGTCCGGGGCGTCCACCCGGACGATGGCATGGACACTCTTGCCGCCGGAGTAGACGAGGGCCGCGCAGGGCAGTTCCAGCTGCCGGATGATGGCCTGCTGCTTGCCAAGCTCCATGTTGTCGCATTCTACCAGAGCGTAGCGGTAGGCGGTGATATTGGCATCCTTGCGGCCCGTTCCGTCCACCGGATTGAAGCAGATCCACGCGCCCACCTCCGGGTCGCAGTCGCCCACCACCTTGCCCATGTCCCCGCCGCATTGGTCCAGCTCGGCGATGAGCTGCCCCGCGGTGCGGTCCCAGCAGCCCCTTGTGGGGCGGCGGCGGTCATCCGCCATGAAGCTCTCGGTGACGTAAGCCACATACTCGTCCGCCTCGAACAGGGCCCGCAGGTAGCGCTTCAGCTGGTCAACTGGGTCCCACTGCTCAGGCAGAGCCAGGTCATGGGCTTCCACCCAGCGCGGGTCCACCACGCGGCCCTCCGGCTGTGCGCCGGGGCCTGCGGCAATGTCGTCGTTCCAGTCCAGTGCATGGCCCGCCGGGCCGCTCCACCCGTGGGAGTAGGCCATCTGGAAGATGCTGCTCACCGTGACGGGGCTGCCCCCGCCGCCGTGGAAGCTCTCCCATTTTTTGACGCACTCGCCCTTGTGGTAGCGGCCGGCGTCCCGCGTGCTCCACTGCTCCCAGACGGTCACCGGCAGGCCGCCGTCCTTGAGGGCCATGCCTACCGCGACCCACTCGTCATAGGTCAGGGCGGACGGGCTGAGAAATTCCAGCGCTTCTTTGAGATCGTTTTCATGTTCCATGTGCGTTACCATCCAAAGTCCGTCGGCACGGCGGGCTGTGCGTCAGGCGTGAAGGTTTTGGGGTCCACACCCTTGGGCACGCCGCGCCAGCCGCCGGCTGCAATGCGGTTGATCATGCGGCTTGCCGCGTCAAAGCTCCAGCTGCCCACATGCCGGAAGCCGTAGCGTTCCAGCAGGCGGATCTGCTTGGGCGTGGTCAGCCCTTCGGTCTGGCGCTTGTGCAGCCGGTCCAGCAGCAGGGCTGCCTTGCCGGCGGATTCCACCGCATCCGGCAGGATGCCCAGCTTTTCCAGCGCGGCGGTCTGCTTGTCGCTGGGCGGCCCGGCTTCCCACCCAAAAGCGGGCACATAGCCGGACAAGTCCTCGGCCTGGATGCTCATCTCGTACTGCAGCGGGTCCACCAGCTTTGCCTTTTTGCGGCGCTGCTCGGCCAATTGCTTTGCAAGGGCTTCTTCCCGCTGGGCTACCACGTCCTCGCTGGCCTGTGCGGCGGCCTGCTCGATGTCCTCAGGACAGCCGGTTTCGGCCAGCGTCTCGGTCATCTGTCGGGCAACGGCCCTGTCCTCGCAGACCAGATCCGCCGGGCGGCAGAGCTCGTGCTTGTCGGTCATCCACAGGAAATCCAGCAACAGCAGGTCGGTCTTGCCCGGGGAAAGGCGGGTGCCGCGCCCCACCATCTGGCTGTACAGGCTGCGCACCTTGGTGGGCCGCAGCACCACCACGCAGTCCACGGACGGGCAGTCCCAGCCCTCGGTGAGCAGCATGGAGTTGCACAGCACGTTGTACTTGCCGGCGTCGAAGTCGGCCAGCACCTGCCTGCGGTCGTCGCTCTGGCCGTTGACCTCCGCCGCGCGGAAGCCGTGGGCGTTGAGCAGGTCCCGGAACTTCTGGCTGGTCTTGATCAGCGGCAGGAACACCACCGTTTTGCGGCTCTTGCAGCGCCGAGCCATTTCGGCGGCGATCTGCTCCAAATACGGATCAAGGGCTGTGCCCAGGTCGCCCACGGCGTAGTCGCCGCCGCTCATGGTCACGGATGTAATATCCAGCTGCAGCGGGATGGTCTGGGCCATGATCTTGCACAGATAGCCCTCCTTGATGGCGTCGGTCAGCTTGTACTCAAAGGCCAGGCTGTCGAACACCTCGCCCAGATTGCGCATGTCGCCGCGGTCCGGCGTGGCGGTGACGCCAAGCACCTTGGCCCCGCTGAAGTAGTCCAGGATGCGGCGGTAACCGTCGGTGATGGCGTGGTGGGCCTCGTCGATGATGATGGTGCCGAAATAATCCTGCGGGAAGCGTTCCAGCCGGGCGGTGCGCTGCAGGGTCTGCACGCTGCCCACCACCACCCGGAACCAGCTGTCCAGGCAGGTGGATTCGGCCTTTTCCACGGCGCTGACAAGGCCGGTGGAACGCTGCAGCTTGTCGGCAGCCTGTTCCAGCAGCTCGCCCCGGTGCGCCAGAATGAGCACCCGGTCGCCGGCACGCACCTGATCGGCAGCCACCGACGCAAACACAATGGTTTTGCCGGTGCCGGTGGGCAGCACCAGCAGGGTGCGGGTGTGGCCGGCGTCCCACTCGGCGTGGATGCGGTCACGGGCCTGCTGCTGGTAGGGTCTCAGTTCCTGCCCCATCAGAATGCCCCCTGCGTCCAGCCCTGCGAGGGTGCCGCCTTGGGCGCCGGGGGCGGCAGGAAGCGCTGCACCTCGTTGCTCTGGCCGGTCTCACCGGCGTGAGGGCCGCTCTGTTTGGTGTACTCCCGGACGCCCAGCTTGCAGATGCCCTTGGCACCTACCACCTCGTTCCAGCGGGGGCGGAAGGTTTCGCCCCGCTTGCACTGGCCGATGCTCTCAAAGAACGCGCCCAGCAGACCCTGGGTCTTGGTATGCAGGTACAGGCGGTGGGTCACAGTGGTGTCGCCCTTGGCCCCGCCATAAATGCGCAGGGTCAGTTTTGCCATGGAGCAGGGCGGCAGCTTGGCCCCGCCCTCATAGCGGGCACGCTCCATCTGGGTCACTTCAAAGGGGTACTCGCCCTCCGGCAGCAGCACGAATTCCTGCTGCTCGTTGGTAAACTCGTCATCCCAACCCAAAGCGAAACCTTCGTTGTTCATCTCGTTCATAATGCTTCTCCTTTATTTAATGTACGTTAAAACGGCAGGTCACGGCTGTCCAGAACCATCTGCAGCACCTGCGGCCATGCGGCGATCAGGCAGCCCTCCACAAAATCCATGGGGTAGTCCTTGATGGGCATATCCTCCGGGAAGTAGCCCCGTTTGCCCACCACAGCCTGCAGCTCCTCCGGGGTGACGTTGTTGGCACTCATCAGGGAAGCCAGCTTTTCCGGCACACCCAACGCGACCAGATCCGGCGTGAGCAGGGCCTTAGGAACCTCTTCACGGGGCGGTTCCGGCTGTGCCTGCGGGGTGGGCAGGATGTCGGCATCCGGCTGATGTTTGGGCTGCGGGGCAGGAGCCGGGGCGTGCTGCACCGGCGTCTGGGTAGCTGCCGGTGCGCTGCCGCCGGGCAGGCAGTGGGCAATGCTGGCGTAATCAAAGGGCACCTCCTCCGGCAGGTCAAAGCGGTTCTTGGCGTCCCAGCAGGCGTGGTGGGTGGTGTACAGCACCCGCTTGCCGCCGCTGGCCTTGTTCTTGGCGTTTGGGCCGCTGCCGGCCTTTTCCACCACCGTTTTGTAGTTGGCGAACAGCAGCATGTCGCACCACTCTCGCAGCAGCGGGGCCACCTGTTTGGAGGTCTTCATGCTCCAGCGGTCGTAGTTGCCCACGGCGTCCGGCTGCTCAAACTTGGTGATGGCGGCATGGGCCAGCACCACCACATTGTGGCCGGCGTTCAGCACCTCTTCCAGGGCATCCAGCAGCTTGCTGAACTCCTCCTTGACGTAGGTGTAGCCCTTGCCGTAGCCAAAATCCTCGATGCCGTTGACCTTGGCGCGGGCGCACACGGCCTGGATGCACAGGCGCTCTGCCCAGTCGGCGGTGTCGATGACCAGCGTGCCGCAGGGTACACTGCCCTTGCGCACCTCGGCCACCTCGTCCAGCAGCATCGCCCAGCTGGTGGGCTGGGGCAGGCGGGCCACATTCAGCCGCTTTGTGCCGCCCTCGGTGTCGATGAACACCGGATCCGGAAAATGGGAGGCAAAGGTGGATTTGCCAATGCCCTCCGGCCCGTAGAGCACGGTTTTGACCGGCGCGGTCTGCACGCCGGTGGTCACGGAATACTTGCTCATTTAAAACGCTCCTTTCGTCCAGCTCCTGGGCTGGGGCTTTTCGGTGACAGGCGGCTCGGCATCCTTTACCATGCCGTCCTCAATGATGATCTGGCACTCGCTGCCGGTGGAGACCCGGGTGGCGATGGCCTGCAGGTGCTCTGCTTCCAGCCAGCGGCCAAACTCGGTCAGGGTGGTCATGTCCATCTGCTCCAGCTTGTCCAGCAGTACAAACCCGCAGTCCGGGTTCAGGCGGCGCACGATGGCGGCGGCCACCCGCAGCTGGTCACTGCCGGACATATCCCGCCAGCGCTTGCCGTTGTAAGTAAGGACACCGTCCTCCACGCTGAGGCCCGGCAGGGGCAGGTCGGCCCCGTTCAGCAGGGCCATGCGGTCGGCACGCTTCTGCTGGATGGATTCGGTCAGGCGGTCGTACTCGCTGGCGTACTGGGCGGCTTCGTCCTCAGCCCGGGATTTTTCCAGGTTGGCCCGCACCTTGCGGTTGGTCTCCTCAATGTCCCGGATGGAGGCTTCCAGCTCGGCGGTGGATTCGTCTTGCAGCTGGGAGACGGTCTTTCTTGCAGTTTCCCGCTGATTGAACAACTTGGTGTGCTTGGCGTCCAGTTCATCTGCCAGCTGCTGCAGTGTGGCAATGCGTTCCCGGGTGCGCTTCAGCTCGTCCACACACTGCTGCACCTGCTGTTCAAGCTCTGCATACTGGGCCCGCAGGCGCTGGTTCTCGCCATTCCGGGCCAGAATGTCCTGCTGCTGGCGGATGAGCTCGGAGGCGCTCACCGGCTCGTCCGGGGCTTCCGGGTAGGAGATCATTTCCTCGGCAAAGTGCTTTTTCTGGGCGGCCAGCTGACCGGTGAAGGTGCGCTTGTCGTACAGGCCCTTGATCTCCAGATCCCGGGTGTGCAGCTCGGCCCCAATGCCGATGATGCGCAGCAGGATGTCAGCCTTTTCCTTGTCGCTGGCGTCCATGAAGCGGGGCAGATCGAGGGCCAGCGGCTCCACAAAGGCGTTGAGCAGCTGCTGGCCGCTGCGGCGGCCCGTGGGGTCGGTGACGGTCAGGCTGGCATTTTTGCCCTTGCGCTCCACCACCACGCCGTTGGACAGTGTGACCTTGAGGTGAGCAGGGGCGACCGCCCCGTCCCGCTGTGCGGCAGTGGGGCGGAAGCGCTCCCCGCCCAGCGCCCACGCTAGCGCGTCCAGCACGCTGGTCTTGCCCTGATTGTTGTTGCCGCCCACGAGGGTGAGCCCGGTGGGTGACGGGGTGAGCGCAACGGCCTTGATGCGCTTGACGTTCTCGGCTTCCAGCGCCGTGATCTTTACAGACATTGTGATACCTCCCCTTGAATTTGTCCCAGTGTACGGATGAGCTGATTGGCGACGGCTTCCCGCTGCTCCTGCGGCAGCTTGCAGAACTGCGGCTTTACCATCTGCCAGGTGTTCAGCATGGAGCGGCTGGCTAGCAGGACGCTGTCGTAAGCGTTCCGGACGTCCTGCTCTGCGTCCCCGGTGACGGCGTCCAGCTTTGCCTGCAACTCGGCGGTCATCTCGGCGGCCATCTGGTACGCCTTTTCTCCGGCACGCCTGTCCACCTCTTCTTCGTCCACCACCGCGGTGATGGGCTGACTTTTCAGCGCGTCGTTCTCGGCCTTGAGTTTGTCGCCCCGCAGCTTTGCCGCTTCGGCCACCTGCCGGGAGCCCTCCAGCTGCTTTTCGGCCTCCTGGGCCCGGGCCTCGGCCTCTGCACGGGCCTGCTTTGCCGCCTCACACTCCCGCAGCAGCTGCCCCTTTTCTTCGTGCAGGGCGTCGTTCTGGCTGACCTCGTAGTCAAGATTTTCTTGTGCCGCCTTTGCTTCGTCCTGTGCCTTGCTCACCATGCTCCATGCTTCTTCCTCCCGGGCTTCGGCGGCGGTAGCACGGTCCTTCAGGCCGGAGATGTCGGCGTGAGCGGCTTCCAGTTGGGCGTCTTTGCTCTTGATCTGGGCCAGAAGGTCCTGGACACGCTGGCTGTCTCCGGCGGCGGCCACCACCTGGTCCGCACAGCCGGACCGGGCAATGAGGTTCAGGTCCTTCCGGGTCAGGTTGGGCAGCTGTTTTAATTCGTCAACAGTTGACGAATTAAAAGCCTCTCCGTTCTGGACCATCTTGGTCACGCTGCCATGGCTCAGCCCCTTGCTCTCGTACCACTTGGTCCAGGTGCCGCCGCCATAGCGGCCTGCTTTGGCCGTCAGGGCGTGGATCCGGGCCAGGTAGATGCAGGACACCAGATACTCGTCCTGAGCGGTGCCGTAGTGCAGATCAAACTGCTGGTCTGCATCGGCGGCAGCTCCTGCCAGGTCCCCCAGAGGGGAGAAGTCAAAGCCGGGGGCTGAAGGCATCGACACAGAAGAACCGTCCGCCGATGCGGCAGGGGCCGATTCGCAGTTCTGCAGGGATGTCGCGGGGGGTGATGCGCTTGCATCCGCCCCGCTCTCCGAGGTGGTCGGCGTTGCCGCTGTGGCAGTCGGGACAGCATCCTCTGCCGTAGTCACAGCAGCATCCGCATTCTGGGCAGATGCACATGAAAAAATCTCCTTTGCTTTTTTGATGTCAGCAAGAATCTTTTCCATCTCCTGCTGTGGGGTCATGCCCTTGCGGTTGCCATCCGGATTGAAAAACTGACCAAACAGCTCTCTTTTTGCGGCAACACCTTTCAGATTCTGAGTGCATGTGATTGTCAGGCAATAGCGCCCGTCAGACCCATAGTCCGATGCACGAATATCTTTGGAAAATGAGCCGAAAATCTCTCTGTCTGGATAAGTGTCTTTGATCCATGCGGAGACCTGAGACAGAAAGTCAAAGTCCAGACTATGCACTCGACAGGTGCATTTATCCTTGATAGAGCCAGCGAACTCTGACGCATAAGTGAGGGTCTTGCTCATCCGGCACTCGTAGCCCCGAGTCTCCCGGCTGACAGTTCCAGCACTTTCGTCCCATTGAAAGTTTCCGTATGGCATGGCGTAGGGGCATCCCCAGCACTCATGGCCGGGTGCATAGCCAGACAGACGGTTTCCAGTGGTACTGGCATCGGTGGATTTCTTCACTCGCCGTCCGCATTTGCAGATATAGGTAGTCATACCCGCACCTCCGTGTCCTTCAGACGGTCCAGCAGCTCGGCGAGCAGGGCACCGGACAGCGGCTTGATGTCGCCGCCACGCCAGCCATAGCAGAAGATGGTGCCGCACAGGGGCTGGCCGCGCACCACACGGTTGACCGGCTGGCCCGCCGTGCGGAAGAACAGCACCGCCGGGGTGCGCGGGAAGATGTAATGCTCCACCGTGCCGCCAAGCCGGGCCTCCATAGCGGAGAGGGTGTCCGGCAGATTTGCCGGTTCCGGGGCGCGACCCGGTTCGATCAGAATACCTTTCATGCTTGTAAAAACCTCCAAAGTGTGTTATTCTTCGGGGTGATGGGGAGTAGAGAATCCATCACCCTTGGGCTCGTCCGTGCTGCGAACACGGGCGGGCCTTTTTGTTTTGCGTGGCAGGCTGTCCACCTCGCTGCGCGGGATGAGCTCCCGCTGGCAAATGTACTTGACGTGCTGCCTGCCGTCCTTGAGCCAGTGGCAGACGGAAGCGGCAAAACTGTTGGCGCTGGCGTAGCCCAGCCGCCGGGCACACATGGCAGCCGTGCCGCTGGCCAGCAGGTCGCCGGTCTTGGCGTCCCACACGGTGTACCACGGGACGTTGTTGACGCAGTCAGCCATGGGCTTACCCCACCTTCCGCTTGCCCTTCACGGTGTTCTGGGGCTCCTTGTGGACTTTTCGGTGGGCCCGCTCATCGGCGTCCTGCACGGCAAAGCTGATGCGCATCAGGGCAAGGGCAGCCAGAATGAGCACCATGGCGGTGGTGAACTCGCTGTCGGTGATCGTGCCGCCCAGCTGGGCCCCGCCCTCGATGCCCATAGCATACAGCAGGCCTGCGCCCAGACTGGCGGCTGCCAGCACCTGCAAAACGGTGGATTTAATCTTCATCGTCGGCCTCCTCTTTCAGCGCGCGGATCGTGTTGTAGAGCAGTCCAGACACCAGCCCATCTGCCGCTCAAAATCGTCCGGGAAATAGCACTTCAGAATCTGGGCGATTGCGCACACCAGAAGATGCAGCACGTCGCTGGGACCACCTTCGACCTTGATGGTCGAGTCCTCACTGTCGATGTAAAGTTTTGCCTTCATGTTTATGCTCCTTTCTCGACTGTCGGGAAGAAATACTCCCCGATCTGCTCCTGCGGGATGTTCAGCGCGCGGCAGATGCCGTCGATCTCTTCCCAGTTCCATGTGCCGCAGCTCTCCGGCGCGGCAAAGCGCTTGCGCAGCGTGCGGGGCACGATGCCCGCCTTTGCGGCCAGCTCATCCGTGGTGATGTCCTGATCTTCGGCCAGCCGCCGGAGTTTCAGAAACTGTTTCTTTGCCATGGGTCAGTCCTCCTTTTCCTGACGGCCTTCAATGATGGCGGAGAGCGCAGCGTTGAACTCGCGCTCTGCCTTCTTGGGCTCGTAGTGGCCGTTCAGTACCTGGGAAATGTATTTCGGGTTCTTTCCCAGCTGTGCGGCCAGTTCTTTGCCGGTGACACCGGCATTGTGCATTTTTCCAACAAGCTCACCTGTCCATTGTGCAGGCATACAATTCTAACCTCCTTCAACTTAAAAACTTGACTTTGGTTAGAATTTGCGGTAAGATGATGGTGCTAACAATTATCCAGCGCAAATTCTAGCCTGAGCCATTCAGTTGATTCCGGGCTTTGTTTGCTAACCGGATTCAACTGTGACACTATGATATCTGAATTTGGTTAGAAAGTCAATGAAATTTTCTGAATTTGGTTAGATTTGGCGCTCTGCACAAAAAGGGGCGTTGAAAATTGTGTTTTATGACGTATACAGTGAACTGTGCCGGGAAAAGGGCGTGAGCTGCAGTCGTGCCGCAAAAGAAATTGGTCTGAGTAACTCGACCGTCACGAAATGGAAGAATACCGGGGCTGTTCCTTCTGGCGATACCCTCGCGAAGGTTGCGGCCTACTTCGGAGTGTCGGTGAATGACCTGATTGGCGAACAAAAAAGCCCCGCCGGGCGTACCGGTAGGGTTTCGGAGGATGATATTAAGTTTGCTCTCTTTGGCGGTGGCCCTGTGACAGATGCCCAGTATGAAGAGGTCAAGCAGTTCGTCCGGTTCATAAAGGAGCGGGATGCAAATGGGAACAAGGGCTGACTTTTATAAAGTTGCGGCCGAAAATCATGTGGAAGTCTTGCGCTATCCAATGCCGATCATTGGCAGTATGTCAACGGAGGTCAATGGGGCGTGTTATATTGGGCTGGACAACTCCAAGCCCTGCACTTATGCAGAAGAGCAGGCACGCATCGGGCATGAGCTCGGCCATTGCCTGTATGGCGGATTTTATTCCATGGCCACTCCGTTTGATATTGTGGAGCGGCATGAGGTGCGGGCGGATCACTGGTATATCCGGCACGCAATCCCAAAGCAGGTCTTGTTCGACCTGTTGAAGCAGGGGCGTGATGCCGATGAAATTGCGGAGATCCTGGACACGACGGAGGAATATGTCCGGCGTGCTTACTACTATTACAAGGAAAATGAAAACTTAACCGAGGAGGAATTATATGGGTAAAAAACTTTCTCCCTATGGCCGCAAAGAATGGCACCGAAAGCACTCTGGCAATAAAACAGTACACAAGAGCATTGATGCCGTTTTCCGTGGGACTGGCTCTGCAGTCGGTGCGATGGCCAAAGTAAAAACACCGGAGAGCACACTGGAAGAGTGGCAGCGTACAAACCTCACAGGCAAGCAGTTGTTAATTTCATGCGTGGTCGGCGCAATCCTTCCGGCAATGGCACTTTTTGGTGCAGATGAGATAAACAGCATGTATCTGGTAGTTGTGGCATTCTTCTTTCTGATACCATTTCTTGTGATGGTTTTGATTTTTAAAATTATCAATATTATCACACGTCCGCGCACGATGCAGGCTCCAACGGCAGGCTGGGAAGCGACCGAAGAAGAACGCTATTATTCTCCTAATCCTGAATGGATGGGGCAGACAGATCTCGTTGATTCCTGTGCAAATGCCAGAATCCTAGCTCCTCAGTTTTTGAAACAAGCACAGGAAAGTGCAAAAATTCTGCAGACAACGACTGATCCGTCCACATTCTTTACGAGATACGATTTTTGTGTTGGGCGTCTGATGGAACTGGAAAAATGCAGAAAATATGGGGCATCGGTAAGTGCAACCGCAGATCTGGTTAAATACCGGAGCCTTGCATTTCGGGATGGTGCTGTAAATGACATCATCCACCGTACAGAAGAAAAATATCGGACAAAAATTGAAAGCCTAAAAACGCCAACGGCAAAGAAGAACTGGGCTGAGAAATATCATCAGGCATTCGAGCCGTATCTGCCGTATATGAGTGATAATCAGAAAACCGTGCTCGGCGAGGCGAGCGCAGAGCTTTTTGCCCTTGCCGAAAGTAATTCCGTGGAAGATGTATAAACAAAAACGCCCCCGGTGCTGCGAACACCGAGGGCGTGAAAAGAGTGGCTTGCTCACGAGGAACAATCCAGCCTAAGCAACTGTATTGTACCACCTCCGGGCAGGCTTGTCAAAGTGTACTCATGGAGGTGTATTTTTATGGGATTGCGAACCAACACGGCTGTCTGGCTACCGAACCAGAACCGCTGGCAGATCAAGGTGCAGAAGGACGGCGTGCGCCGGACCTTTACCAGCACAAAAGCCGGTCGGACCGGCCAGCGCGAAGCGAACCGCAAGGCCGACGCCTGGCTGGATGAGGGCATCAGCAGCACCACAAAGCGCTGCGCGGACGTGTGGGCCGAGTACATGATCTCAGTCAAAGCCACGGGCGGCACCAGCAACATTGAGCAGGTGGAGAAGTTTGGGCGCAACTACATTTTGCCGGTGATCGGACAGCGCCGGATCGGCGACCTGACCACCGGCATGCTGCAGGACGTACTGAACCGCTCCTATAAGGAGGGCTGTCTGAATCCGGACAGCAAACGCAAGAGCCGGGGCAATCTGTCCCGCAAAACGCTGCAGGGCATCCGGGGTGTGGAGGTGGCTTTTGTCAAGTGGGCACGCCAGCACAAGTACACAGCCCTGCGCCCGGAGGACGAGGACCTGACCGTGCCGAAGGGTGCCCGCCTGAAAGGCCGGAAGATCCTGCAACCGGACAGTCTGCGGGTGCTTTTATCCACAGACACCCGTGTGGTGCGTGGGAAAGTGGAGCAGGACGAGAACGTGCACGCCTACCGCATCGCGGTCATGACCGGCTTGCGCCCTGGTGAGCTGCTGGGCCTGCGCGTGGGCGATCTGGATGGTGACCGGGTGCACATCGGGCGGGCCATCAACCGCCAGAACGAAGAGACCAGCGGCAAGAACGAGAACGCCATCCGCACCGTGGTGCTGCACCCTCTGGCTGTGGCCGAGATCCGCGCCCAGCTGCAGCAGCGCACGCAGGAAGAGGAGCGCCCCTTGAGGGACGATGACCCGCTGTTTCTGCTGTCCAACCAGCAAAGCCTGTACAACTACTGGAAGTTCTACCAGCGCTGCAACGGCATCGACCCGCCGGTCAGCCTGTACGAGCTGCGGCACACCTTTGTGAGCATGATCGAGGATGCCGTGCCGCCCGCCCAGCTGCGCCGCATCGTGGGCCACAGCAAGAGCATGGACACCTACGGCTGGTACTCCCACGCCGTCACCGGCCGCGATGACGCCACCGCGCAGGCCGTCTCCGGCGTGCTGTCCGAGTACGCGCCGGGCCCCGAAAAATAACCCACTTTGCAACCCACTTTTAACGTTCGAGCTATTCCAGTGGTGCATCGCGCGTTCCATGCCGTGCCCGAAAAGTGGCTTGAATGCTGCATTTTCTGACACGGAAGGAACAGACAGACCGAAAAAATAGTTGTTCGAATCCACCCGCGCCCACCAAAAAAGTTCAACGTATGAAAGTGCGTTGAACTTTTTGTTTTGCACAATTTTCCGGCGGACACAGCGGGTGGATGAGAACAGCTGCGGCGGTCAGCTGGGTCTGCAGGGCGGTGGTGGCGGACTTCTCCCGGTTGATGTCCGCGCCGTTCTCCTGCATGAGCCAGTTCAGCTGCTCGTCGGTGATGCCGGGGATCTTGTTCTTCACATCTTCGCGTTTCATGGTGGAAACTCCTTTCAGGTTGTGAGACCTCAGTTTTTTACACTGTTCGCTGTCAGTATTCGGTCTTGGGCGGGGTACGCGCCGCCCGCCGCATGGCACCGTTTGCAGGGCTCGAACCTGCCGCTTCCGGTTTTGGAGACCGGTGCTCTGCCAACATGAGCTAAAACGGCATGAAAAAAAGCACGGTGCAAACTGCATCGTGCTTGATATCGACTAAAACAGGGGTGTTTTAGCCGGTGTTACTTTTTGGGGTGCGGGTGTGGCGTGTATTTATCGTCCTGCGCGGTCTGAATTGCAGATACGATCATGAAAAACAGCCGGGCACCGTTCAGCAGAACGATCTCCAGCAGCGCAAGGATCATCAAAACAACAAGAACCGTAGTAACCATAGTGTACCTCCTGAAAAATGGGTAAAAGAAAACCACCGTCCGGGTGGATGGTGGTTAGTAATCGCGGAAGGGGCAGGCTTCGCAGATCTTCTTCCAGTTCTGCTTTACCTTGAACCGGGCAGGAATACAGCGGTCGATAACGCCTTGATTAGATTGACAATCGCCGGGTTCAATCCAATCATCTACCAGTGGACACTTGACACTGGCCGCTGTGCCGTTCTTGTCTGGTCTATACTCTACATTACCCAAGAATGCCATTTTTCTTCATCTCCTCAATCAAGGCAGTGGTGTTTTCATCAAATTCAGCACGGCTGTATGCGGTACGGATTTCGTGCTTTATTGTATTTACGTAGGCGGCACCTTCTGTACCATAATACCGTTCAAATTGACCGTTCCAAACTGAGACAGAAATCTTTGCATTTCGGATGTATTGCTTTGCCTGTTCTTCGCTGACGCGATGCTCCCGCTCTGCGTTGATGTGAGCATCATCGAAGGTCAAGGCGTCTACATTGATTTTGGTCGGTTCAAGATGGATAACGGCAGCTTTCGGCAGCTTTGCAGCAGTGCGAAGGTTCTCTATGATTATAGCATCTTTCTGCTGCTTTTCATAGTCCTTCGCCGCCCAATTCGCCCTGCTGCCCTCGCTCCGGCCAAACTTCGGCACGCTGGTGCGGGCGCTGTCCACTCTGCCGCCGGTGGCCTTGGTGAAATCACTCAGGCTCTGGCGGGCGGCTTTCAGGCGCACAGCGCTGTCGGTGGTGTCCACCCCGGCTGCCGTCTCGGCGAGATACCGTTTCTTCCACCTGCGCACATTGCGTTCTCTGGCACGCTGCATCTGGTTGATCTCGTACCGGGTGTATTGCTTGCCGTTGTACTCGATGTTCCGGGCGTTCAGCTCTTCCAGCTGGTCGCGGGTCCATGCAGGCGGGTCGCCCAGCTCCGGAAACACGGCGAAAAAGGTGTGACGGCAGTTCCAGCCGCACAGCCCGGCACCCCAAAATCCGGATGCATGACCCTGCCGGAAATTTGTACAGATAATTCTGGAAAAATTCAAAAAAGGCGTTGACAAGGTACGACCTTGCTGGTATAATAATACACGTCGTCAGGAACACGACACCTCAACACCAGCTTATGGGGGATTAGCTCAGCTGGGAGCCCGGTTGGTATCAAAACACACCCCCAGTCAGATAGTCCTGCGACAATCAAATTCCCAACAAAA